GAAATATAGGTATTTAAATATTTTTGCAGTATGGGAAAATTAGAAAAAAATGGAATAGTAGAATTGGACGATATTTTTAGTATCGGTCCGGTCGATGATGTTTATAATAGGGAAGAAGATATTCTGCCTATTAATGGTAATGAACCGGCTAAAAAAGATGAGAAGCCTGTAGAAGAAGGTTCTCAAATTAAAGAAGAGCTGGTTGTTGATCCTACTCCTGATCCTAAAGAGGATAAAAAAGGAGAAGAGAATGTAGTTGACGTTAATCAGGATCAGGTAGAGACCCCGGTTGTCAATTACAGAAAAGTATTGGATGCCCTTTCTTCAAGGGGAATCATTCCCGATTTGAAAGATGTGGTATTTAGCGGTGAAAACGGCGAAGAGATTACTATCAATGATCTTGATTTTAGTAAAGAAGATTCGTTGTGTGATATACTATCTACAGTCCTTGAAAGCCAGAAAGAGGACATTGTTAAGGATAAGATAGATGTTACCTCTGTTTCTGATATTACTAAGAAGCTTATCCAGGCTGATAAGGCCGGCGCGAATATCGTTGATATTCTTAAGCAATATGATACGAATGTCGCTCCTATAGAAAAGCTTGACATTGAAAACAAAGCAGATCAGATAAAGATCGTTCGCCATTATGTTGATCTTCTTGGGTTGCCTAAAGATGAAGCTGATGAGTTTTTCAAAGGCATTATCAATAAAGGTGAAGAGTATGTTGAAGCAAAGGCTATAAAGTATAAGGCTGAGCTTGATAAGAGAATGGATGATATTATCCAGCAACGTACTAAAGAGGCTGCCGACAAGAAGGCGAAGGATGCAGAAGATTTTAGAAGGTATAAGAAAGACCTTAAGTCTTCTATCCAGGCAAAGTATCAGCTAAATGACACTATGGTATCTAAAGCTCTTGATTTTGCTCTAAAACCTTCTGAATCGAATCCCGGAATTACCAAAGCATTTAATAGGGTAAGGGAGATGATGATGAATCCGGAAGAAGCGCCAGATTTGATTATGTTTCTTATGAACCCAGGAGAGTTCATAAAACAGAAGTCGAATCAAGCTGTAGTTGATGAGAAAAAGAAAATTTATAAGCTCATCAGCCATACAAATAAAGACAAGAGGGTGGCTCCGGTAGATGATAAAGGTGATCAAGTTCAAGGTGTGAAGTTCGATGAAATCAGTATAGATTAAAAATTAAAACATTTTTTCGTTCATGGCTAATGTACTTTTAACAAAAAATTTCCCGGCCACCATGAATGGTGACACGGTGATTGGATATACCGACGCTAAAGTCGTTAAGCAAAGTATCGTAGAACACGATCTTAGCTCTTTAGAAGATTGGTACTACGAAGATCCTGATAAGAACCATCTGGGTATGCTTGAGTTGTTTTCTAACATTACAAACTATCCTCTGCCTATGTATATGGGTATGATCAAACAGGATGCTACTATTACCGTAAATGGTATCAATGGTTCATTCCGTTATGATCTTCCGGTATCAGAAACGTATGAGGTGGTTACAGTAGAAGACACGTCTTTGAAATATGCAAAACCTGGTATTGATGAAAGCTTCTTCGAAATTGTGTTGAATGCACAATTTAAACAAGGAGATGTTATTACTTACGATGTGATTAACGGTTGCCAGGCCCTTATCTCTACAGAGCGTCCTCCGAAACAAGAAGGTGAGAACTGGAGATACTGGTGTAAGTTGTGGGGCCGTTCTCGTGCTAAATACTTCCCGAAAGACATGCTTCGTGCCGGTATTAAATACTGGAAGGTAACAAACGTTCTTGGTGAGTTCTCTACTCAGTTCTCTGGCGTAGGAGGTGCTTCTAAGGCCGGTTCTATGACTTGTGAATTTACGCTTGGTGGACACCGTGGTGTTGAAGGTGAAACGACTATGTACGCTGGTATTAAGTCTTTGGCTTATGCGGACGAACGTACACAGAATTTCATCGACAAAGCTTACCAGAAAGTTCGTCAGCTTTCTGAAATCAGAGGAGGTGATGCAAGTTATGCTATCATCGGTTCTCGTCTTGGTGACGGAAGCATTGATATGCGTACAGCTCGTGTAGCCAATACAGTATCTTTGTTCTGTTTGGCTGAATTGGCTAAGATGGAAGCATACGAACTTATGTTCATGCGCGGAGGTAGAGTCAAGGGTCATAATGGTGTTTTGATGAAAAACGAAGGTTTGTACCATCAACTTCGCCGTGGTTTCGTTATCTCATATGCACGTCCGGGCGGTATCAAGCGTGAACACTTCCTGGCTGCTGCCGACTATATTTTCCGTGGTCGTAGCGATATGCCGATTGAAAATCGTGTAATGAAATTCAAGGTAGGTGCTATGGCTTACAAGAACATCGTTGAAATCTTTCGTGATGAGTTCTTCTCTCAATTAGGTGCTTTGGCTCCGCTTATGGGTACAGAACGTATCATCAATAACCCGGTAACAGGATCAAACGATGCTCTTGAATTAGGAACTGTAAAGATCAAGGGTGTTACTATTCCGGGTATTGGTAAGGTCATTGTAGAACACGAACCTTCTTTGGATTACGTTGATATGGTAGATAGAAGCCAGTTGGTAGACGGCATGACTCCTATCACATCATATTCATGTATTATGGAAGACTTGACCGCTCCTGAATATTCCAATGCATTCGCCGGCATTCCTGCTTCATCTGAAGCTCGTATTGGTAATATCAACAGCAACGTATTCTACGTTAAGCCTGATATCGGTTCTATGTGGTGGGGTTACGAACAAGGTAGATGGTCACCCAGAGTATCGGCTCAAGAAATTGTATCCAGCCATCCTCGTATGTCAGAACAATTCTGGTGCCACTCTGTATCGGCTTGTTGGGTAAAAGATACCAGCCGGTTCGTAACAATTGAATTGTTACCAAGCTCTTTGTAATCATAACTTTTAATATTAACTTGCGGTCGGCTTTAAAACCGGCCGCAAATTTTGTTTTCATAGGATATATAAAAAGATGGGAAAAAAGATTTTTGAAGAAAGCCATGAGTCTAAGAAACTGCTGGCTACCGTAGGAGGAATGAAGATATATTCCGACTCTATTTATGTTATAACAGGTAAGATGGATGAAGAAGCTCCTTCCGGATATCAGGAAAGAGGTATTTCCAAGACTCCTTTCCCTGGGAACAAGACAGTATCTTGTTGTGGATGGGATAAGGATCTTAGGGTGTATGATACCGGTTTCTTCATCAATTCAGCATGTTATAAAGGTTACTCATTTGAAGACAAGAAGAATGAAATGGATATGCGTATTAAGAATATTCGGTATCCGTTTGAAGAAACTGTCAATGAGGACCTGGACCAAAAGAATTTCGATTTCTGGGATTCTTACAGAATTGACTTGTATGATGGTCGTTTGTTCTACACTAATGACGTTCGTGATTTATTTGAGTTGTATATAGCTATTTTGTCCAAGTCTCTTACTCCTAAAGAGGAAGATGGTAATCCGATGTATGTCGAATCTTATTATTGTGTAGAAGACAAGACTACGGCTGTAGATATCAGGAAACAACGTCAGATTGATAAGGCTGATATTTTATATGAGTTCATGAACAAGCTGAAAGGGTCAGAGGCTGAAAGGAAAAGCATCTACGATCTGCTTTTGTATCTTGACATCATATACAGCGTAGAGCTTGATCAGAGCATGGTTCAATACATATTCACTAATTGGATTGACGCCAAGAATACGAACGTTGACATGTATAAAGAAGCAAGCTCAAGGTTCTTATCTGACGACGAATCTTCTGAGGGAATGCAGGTGATTAAATTACATCGTATGATCAGGGAAATGATTGAGGGCCTGGCTGTCACCGTCAACACCGACGGACTGTATCTGAATGGCGAGCTCCTGGGCGCCGACGCCATCTCTGCATCTATGGCTCTTGCTTCCAATAAGTCGATGTTAGAAACTAAGTCGCGTGTCTTGGAAGAGTATAACGCTTTAAAGAACAAGCATAAAAAAATAGAAGGAGCTAAGTCTGACAAGAAGAAAAAGGAAGATGAGAAAGGTTTCGATGTTGATCAATACGCTGACAAAAAAGAATAATTTATGAAAATCGTTGATTGTTATCTCCGGGCCTTACAGAAGGCTGAAGAAAACATGACCAACGGTGGTATAAAACTTGACAAGGCACGTTTTGTTCAGCTTTTTAATGACGAACAAAACCGCCTTGTTCGTTATATCCTTGATAAGAAAAATGAAGAGGATATACGTTATATCCAAAAGTTGGTTGTGTATTCGAAAGAACTTGACGAGAGAGGAGATAAAGATAATCCGGAAAGCACTTTATTTTCATTGCCTTCTGATTTCTTCTCTTTTTCAAACATATCAGGCGTATTTACCAAAGGTGAATGCACGGTCACTGATTTTACCATGTGGGAGGCTAAGAACGAAAACCCGCATGAGCTTCTTGCCGACTTTTTTAACAAACCTGATTTTGATTTTAGGGAAACATTCTATACAATAGGCGAAGATTCGGTAAGGGTGTATAAGTCTGGTTTTGATGTAGACACCGTTTACCTTACATATTACCGCTATCCGAAGGAAGTTGACATCGAAGGATATATTAAATCCGATGGTTCTAATTCAACTGATATAGATCCTGAATTAGATGATAAATTAATTGGTATTATCCTTAACATGATTGAAAAGCAATTTGCTTTGAATGAAAGCGAATACGGACGTTATCAAATAGATTCAAACAACGTCCAATCTCCTTTGTAGCAGAAGAAAGGCATATCCTAAATTAAAGATTATCAAAAAGCATTAAGAATTAATTAATTCCTAATGCTTTTTGTTGCTTATATGACTATCGCTATTTTTGAGACAGATAACAGAATACTAATTTTTAAAATATTATAAGGCTATGGCTATCCATAAACCGTATGACAGACACATTATCTGTCCTCCGCACGCTAAGTTGGCGGACGTAGATTCTTTGTTGCTTCAAGAAGGTCAGATCGCTATCTATGATTTGGATGGTGAGCAGACTAAAGATGGTTTGAAAGCGTTGAAAGACTTGAAAGGATATCGTAAGGACGAACAACGTTTCCAGATCAGAATCGGACGTAATGAGATGGTGAACGACCGTGTATCTGATGATAAATCATTCTCTACACCTACGTTTGCTATTGATGAAATTATAGAAGTGTATGCTTCTGCTCCGAAGAGCAAAGAAATTAAAGTAGATGAAGTTATTTTCGGTTATAACGGAATTGACGACAGTACCGCTATTACAGCAAGAAAAGGCGATCGTATTCCTATCCATATTAAGCTTACAGGACGTTTGTTTGAGCTTCGTGGTTATCCGATGGGTGAGGTAAATATCGATGATTACATCATTTTCGAAAACTGTCCGGGTCGTGAGGATATGTGTTCAGAATGTGATCCTTGTGAAGATGTTGATATTTTGGCTGCTATCTTGAAAACAATCGAACGTATCAAGAATCAGCCGATTGCAGGTGGTGGCAAGGTAGGTGATTTTGTAGAAATCCATCCTATCCATTCTTGCGATGAACTGGAAAAAGCTCCGGTGGAAACCGACATGAATTTCTATTGCATGGAAATGTGTGATACCGGTGATGCTTATGCTCTGGCTCAGCTTAAGGCTGCTTATCCAGGTTTGGATATTAAGAGAGTAGGACGTCATCTTTCTACATCTAAATATCAGGTGATGAAAGAAGGTGGTAAACCTGCTGATTATACTCAAAAACTGTCTTCTATCATGAAAGGCTGCGAAGAGTGCCCTGACGGATATACCAAGGTAGAAGGCGGTTTGATTTATGCCGTAACGTTAGAGGATGATGGGGTTGATCAGTCTACTGTAGTAGAAAGCATTAAGAATGCCGTTAGTAGCACTGCCGAGAAAACAGCAGCCCAAGATGGCGGCGTAGGTATGTACACTGTGGCCGTAAGCAAGAAACTGACGAAGGCTGATATCGATGCATTTGTAGAAACTAATCCGACTGCTACAGTAACGTTCGTTGCTAAAACAGCAGATATGTGTAGCAACCCTGCTGTTACTACTGTTAGCTGGGAAGCATGTGGTTCTTGTAAGATTTCGAAAGAAGCTTATGAAATCACGTTGCCGGATGATGAATGTGGTAACAGTGCTAAAGAAGAATTGCAGGCAGCATTCCCGTATCTGACAATCGAAGATTACGGTACACCTGGTGGATGTCAACACAAATTCAAAACAACGGTCGTTACTAACATGGTTTGCGACGAATGCGATAAAATCTTCAAAGACTTCTTCGTATCTAAAGCTCCCGAATCTTATCGTGGACGTAACTGGAAACGTTTGGGTGCCGTAGCAGGAGATCAGTCCATTATCGCCGATCCGCTTCCTAAGAACTGCAAATGCGGTATCTTGTTCCGTGGTATTGACTACATGATTTCTCCGTCTGACTGTTTGATTGACCGTCTGACATTCCAGGAAGGATCTGTTCGTATTGCTGTAAATGGAGGTTATCCGGATGAACAGCGCGAGGCTATCAGCACGTACTTCAACCCGATCCATACCGAATACAAACAGCACTGGGCTCCGCGCACTCACCTCGGCGCTGAATTGCTGGATAAAGAACGCGAACAACGTATGTTCTTCGACTTCCGTAAGACTCACCAAGAACTTATGGAACGGATGTTTACCAATGAAGAAACCCGCTTAGACCTGTTGGCTCCGTATGCTGATTATTCAGTAACACTGAAGCCGGCACGTTACTCTAACGGCTTCGGTAGGGTAATTGATGATCATATTACAGTACACTTCCATGTACCGTATGGTGCTCACGAAGGTATTCAAGACCTTATGGACTTGTTAGCTGCTTCGGCAAATATCAAGCCCTGCAAGATTTGATTTTCCTTTTTTCTATATATCCCAAGGGGGAGGAGGCTGGTCCTCCACCCCCTTTTTTGTAATAAAATAATTTGAAATAGATCGATTTCATATGAACGGCGTGGATTTTTTATCCGGTGCCTTTGGTAGGGGCATTGATAAAATAACCAACATAGTTGGAAAATGGGGTTCCTCCCAACCGGTAGATGACAGCAAATCCGGTATAAAAATAGGGGACAAAATCTACCAAGTGGTTGTGTCCTTAAATGGCTGTTATTGGTATCTTGACGAAGAAGGTAAGAAGCATCCTGTTTCTGGTATTCCGGCCACAACCGAATGGGAGTGGATTAACATAGCTGAGAAAGTTATCAAAGATTTCAAAACCTGTTACCGTACACCTGGTGGAAAGGTCGAAGTATGGAGTTGGTATCTTCTTAACGATCAGATGGATGTTCTTAAAGAAACCCATAGAATTACCGACAGTACCGACATGGATAATCCGGTAGGTAAAGTTCTTACTAAAATACCGGACGAGTGGGTTATGATCGACTGCGATCTTCCTGATATGACAGAACGCGACATTACGTTCGTCAACAGATGTTATAAGACTCCGGATGGTAAGGTTGAAATAGAAGGATTGGAGGCCATAGATGATAAGATAAATATCAGGGAATCTATTTATACCGTTATTCAATCGACGGACGATAATTTCCCTGCCGGCCATGTTTTTAAACTAATTCCAGAGAATTGGGTTCGAATGGTTTGTGACTTTCCTGACATGACAGAACGAGACGTAACTTACGTTCTTGAATGTTACACTACTAAAAAAGGAAAAGTGCAAGTAGAAGGTTTGGTAGCCATAGATAACATCCTTGGAGCCAGGGAAGAGGTTTATACCGTTCTTCAGTCAACCGATCCTGATATTAAGGTAGGAACCGTGCTGGATTCCATTCCCGAAGATTGGGTGAGGATGGTCTGTGATTTTCCTGACATGACGGACAGGGAAATTGTTGAAGTGGACGAATGTTATAAGACTGATGGTGGTAAGGTCAATATAAAAGGTTATCAAGCTATTGATGCCGTTCTTGGTGTAAGGGAACAGTATTATTATATTGTTAAGACAACGGATGCCGCCTATCCTCAGTGGATGAGAATAGATAAGATACCTAACGAATGGACGAAAACCGAATGCGATTTCCCTGATCTTACGGAAAGACATATTATGTCCGTAGATGAATGTTATACTACTCCTGGTGGTAAAATACATCTTGGTGGATACAGGTCGGTAGATAGCATAATAGGTGTCCGGGACGAGTATCTTATTGTTTTAGAAACTACCGACCCTGATATACAAAGAAGCGCCACATTCAGCAAAATACAAGAAGGATGGCAGCGTATTGTTTGTGATTTCCCTGATGCTACTACATCCGACACAGAAATAGTAGAAAACTGTTATAAGACGGAAAAGGGTAAGGTTCAGATCCGAACATACATAACAATGGACGGATACGGAAATACAAGGGAATTGAGACATATGGTTCTTAAAACAACCGATCCTGATTACAATATCGGATCTAATATTGATCAGATACCGGTGGGTTGGTTAAGTATCGAGTGTGATTTTGCGTCTGCTACACAACGTCATATAAGACAGGTAAAAAACTGCTACGCCTCTGATGCCGGAAGCATTTACGTTGAGGGGGAAATCGTTTACGACAATGACCTTGACGTAGATAAGATGGCGCTGACGGTCATGGAAAGCACTGACCCGGCGATCGCCGTAGGGACGGAGCTGGCTGCCATTCCCTCTGGCTACGTGAGAACAGTTTGTAGATGTAATTGTTGCAACCACTAAATCTTATTGTCATGAGCTGTAACGAATATTTTTTAGTAACACTGGAGTCTAAATCGACTCCAGTTCGTCATAAATACACGAATTTAACAGACGAATGGTATGGTCCTGATGGTGTTAAGTACGAAGATCCTGATACGATAGCCAAAATCGAAGAACAAGCTACAGATAAGAATCGTATAGGGGATAACACTTTATATCAGAAACTTATTGAAATACATTCTCAAGGAGAGTCAATAAAATCGGACATCGGAGACATAGGTCAGGTATTGGATTACATAAACGGGGAGGAAGTGTGATGGGAACCATATCAGATAAGTTAATGAGGATTATAAATACCAAAGAGGATATAAGGCAAGCCCTTATATCCAAAGGGTATGATGTACCTACTTCCATACCTTTTAAAGAGTATGCTAAAATGATATCGGACTTACCATGTAGAGTGGATTCTTTTCCTGATATAGAAGGAATTGTAGCTCGTTATTCAGCATTAGGTCTTACTAATGAACAGATGGCTGCCAATCCTGTATGGGTTGATAAAACGGGTAACGGACACGATATACAGTTGAAAAACTTCTCTTGGAAGGGAATGTCAGGGGTTGGGGGATATGAAATGAATTTCAATTTATGGAGAAACAATGTTTCAAGCATTCCAGATATTTCTATGTCTACGACGACTACCTCAGTTAGTGTAAGTGTTGGAAATTCTACTTATAATAACAATCTTATTTATATTCATATAAGTAATTGGGATATAAATAAGAATCACTGGTTGAAGGTCACATCTACTTATGAAGATGGAGATCTCGCCTTTATATTTTATAATGATAGCAATACTAAAAAGATTGGATTGCCAGCTAACGGCTATGTAAACATACTTGCATACCCTGAATTTAAAGGCAGTTATATGTATATCTCAACTATATCTAATAAGCAAGGTTCATTTACCATCGAACAACTTCCCCTCTACCCCGGTGCACTCGTCTTTGACGGAGTAGACGATTACGGTGTCTGTGATAACTTCCCTATTCTGACTAAAGAAAAGGGATATACGGTTGTGGCGTTGAGACAGTGGGATCAGGATTTCTTGAATACAACTTTGACAGGAGGACTGTTGTCAACCAGGAATTATTCCACAGGAGAAGGTGTAGCATTTGAAAAAATAGAATCCTCAAGTAAGGGCTATTGGAATTTAGGTGCTGGAGGTATCATAGATTTTGCAAAATCACCATTTACATGGCAAACTTCAAAACAATATAATAATGTTGGTATTTTAAAAGGTGGCAAAAATCATGGAAAACCATTATGTGTAGGATGTGGATTGTCTGGAGGACAACAGTGTGGTAGATTTGCTATTTGGGAGCTTGTCATTCTCGATCACGATGCCACCGAAGAAGAATTGACCAAGATCAAAAACTACTTCGTCAAAACCTATCCCTGGCTCTTCCCCGACCAGGCATGGACAGTGGTAGGCAAAACCAACGAGGACGAAGATCGTGCTACTATTGCCAACATTACGGGCAATGGTAATGATCTTGTGCTGTCGAATTTTGGGTTTATCGAAGGAAGTGGCTACAATAAAGAAGGGGAATATGCTGGCTATCTAGTTACTGATGGGGTGGATGATAAGATAACTTCTTCTATATTTGAAATGGGTAATGATTGGACTGTAATAGGAGATTGGAAGCTTATAAATACAGGGAAAAATGATAATGCTGGTATTGTAAAATTTGATAGTATAGTCATTTATAATTATAATTCAATACTCATTAATATAAAAAATGGTAGAAATAATTTGATTCCCGATCAAAATACCGTTAATGCAATTTGTTCTGATGGCAGGATTTATTCAAAAGACTGGAAAGAATCTATTTATAATGAAGAAACGGAATCTACCAGTAAAAATTTCTTAACTATAGGATATTCAGGTAACAGTTATACTAAAATTGCTTTCAAAAACTTAGCGATTTATCCTACAGTCCTTTCCAAGGAAGATTGTATAAAAGCATATAACTATTTACAAACTTTAAAAGCAAAATAATATGAAGAAGTACAAAGTTTTATTCTGTGATCTGGATGATACGTTAATTGAGACATTAAGTGGCAAAACATTTCCTAAAGGAATTTGGGATATGAAAATCAAATTTGATGTTTTGGATGCAATTAAGCAGTTTTCTCCTGAGTATGTTTTAATTGTAAGTAATCAAGGGGGAATTGAAGCTGGTTTTGTGGATCATCAAAGATTTCAATCTAAAATAGAATATGTATCACAATGCGTAAAAGAATATTGCGGAGTAAAATGCTATTCGGAATATTGTACCACGAATGATAAAAATGATTTGTATAGAAAACCAAACGTAGGAATGCTTAATCATCTTTGTGAAAACTATGTTGGCGATGATTTTGATTACATAAAATCTATTACACTTATGATAGGTGACGCAAGTGGACTTGAAGGACAGTTTTCTGATAGTGATAAAAGAACCGCAGAAAATTTCGGGATTGACTATCTTGATGTAAATGAATTTGTTAATTTGTATAATAAAAAGAAATAAAAATAGATGAAATACGCGATTGTAGATTTATTATGGGCAAAATCACATGGTATTGAAATACTGCCCGAAATGAGAACAAGTATAGATCAGAGTAAAGTTATTTTACATGAAGAAACGTTAGTACCTTTTGAAGATGAATCATTTTCAAGAATTTATGTATCTATGATAATCAGATCCTCTCCAAAGACGAATGTATCAAAGCATACAACTATTTACAAACTATAAAATCGAAATAATATGAAATTCATTATCATACCAAAAGAAGTATATAATTCCGTATCTGAAGAAAAGAGACGTGAATTAGGAATAGGCAGCCCAAGAGCGAGCGTAGATGGCTCTAAAGTTATTTTACATGTAGAACATTATGACCTTCTATTTAAGTCTTTAGACATGCAGGCTGATGACGAACCTCAATACCCGTATCCGGTATATGACAGCCCTTCTTCTGAGCTTGAATCTGTTCTTTCATCTAAAGAATGGGTGTCTGATGTTAATGACGAGCGTCTTTGATCTTGTTATGGTTGGGACAATTGCTATATTTGTGAAAAGTTAAATAATTAAAGCGTGTGGTAGCGTTATCTACCATATAATCATCATGTTTCAGATAATAATCGGATGCGTTTTGGCTAATATCCTTACGATAGCAATCATCGGTTTAGCCCTGTATTTAGTGTATCGTAAAAACGAAGACCGTTTAAAGGCTTTGGACTCTAAGATCGATCAGAAGGTTGAGGACGTAAAAAACAAGGTTGGGGCGGTGATGGATATCGTAGACCAGATCAAGAAATTGTTGGACAAAATCAATAAAAAATAAAAAATGGCAGAAGTAGGTTATAACAGTAAATTCGAAGGTCAGGAGGTTGATTCCAGGCTTGAGAATGTGGTGCAGGCCGCTCCTGGGACGGGCTCAGAGTCGGGCAAAGGAGGCCTTATCCCGGCTCCCCCTGCCGGAAGTCAAGACGGTAGCAAGACTCTTCTTAGTAATATGACATGGGGAGATCATGTAACAAAACAGTACATAGATGATGCTGTTTCGGCAGCAGGGTGGAAGAAGCAGATTGTTAGCAAACTTCCTACTGTTGAAGAAGCGAAAGATAATGTCATGTATCTCGTAAAAGACGATGTGGCATCTACAGAAACTAAAAACATGTATAACGAATATATTTTGGTTACTGAAGAAGGTGGTGGCAAGGTGCTTGAATCGCTTGGTATGGTAAGTACCGGAGTAGATTCGACTTATCTTGATCTATCCATATTTCCCAGTACTTCTGGAACTCTTGATGAGGATTCGTATGCAAAAGTTCTGAATGCTTACAATAACAATATTACATTAGGTAAGCTTAGTTTTTATTATTTTTCTTTGGATTATTTTTTAGACAATGATAATTCTGAATTAAAAATAATAGCTGTTTTATTTAATAACACCAACTCAAAGGAAGACGTATCTGGATCTTATATAGACATTGAGATGGTAACTTATGTTGTTTCCCAAGATAAGACATATAGAGCTATAGCTAATACGGCTACGTTGTCTAATGACATGTTATCTTATTTGAAGTTTATGGCTAAGACTCCTAATGTTGTCACAACATTAGCAAGTTTGCCAATAGATGCTCATAATATCATAGCCAACGTAGCTTCCGCTACGAACCTGTCTATGGCCGTATCTGCTGAGGATGTTGGGAGGGAATGGCAGGTGCGGGTCAACAACACTACCGGCACAGACATCACGCAGCCGCTTCCTACCTCTGGCCTGTTCCAGAGCATGTCAGGCGATAGCGTAGTAGTACCTAAAAATAGTTTTATAGAATTAAGTATCTGGTATATTAATGATAAGTTAGTTATCAGAGTAGGTGAACAAGCTTAACAGAAAGGATAGAGTATGGTTTATGTAAATAAAAACGTAAAAGGTTTTTACTGGGAAGGATACGAGTTGGATTCCTCTTCTTACGAAGTAGGGTATTCTTACCAAGATTTCTTAGATGGTAAATGGGTTCAACTTGACTCCGATCAAGAAAAATTCCATCAAGACAATCCTGATGCGAGTGTGAAAGAAGTTATTGCCATGCAGCTTGACCCGGAGCCTCCTGGACCAACTGAAGAGGAGTTGCTTGCCAAGGCTAAGGATAAGAAAGTTTCTGAGGCCAGGGAATATGCTTATTCTGATGCTGTCCGCTCTTATAGCTTGGATGGTAAACAGATATGGTATAACAGCAGCATGAGGCAGAAGGTTAAAAACGATATTGATGTAGCAAAAGGGAGCGGGATATACACCGTATCTGTAGCAGATTCAGAATACGAGCTTGATATTGCTAATACGGCAATGAATGAAATGCATGTATATGAATCTGAATGCGATGATCGTACTGCTGCCATAGAAAAGGAAATAGCTTCTAAAATTGACAGGAGTGAAGTTGAATCTATGAAAGTGGATGAAGGATATCCTGAGAAGTTGGTAAGGACAAAGGATCAGATCATAGAAAAAAATAAGATCCTTGAAGCTAATGATCCGGAGAAGGCTACAGCCATGTACATGAGGGCGATGATCAATACGCCGGCTATGTTGGAGAATACTGACCAGAGTCTGGCTCTTAAGATAAAAGGATTGTATCCTATTTGGGATAAGGATGGAGTTTATGGCGACAAAGGTCTTCCTATGGGAACTGCTGTTGTAAAGGGGCAGCGTTTTCGTAGTAAAAACCAGCCTTCAGATTTGGATTGGACTTTGTTTGAAGTAAGGCAAAATCACAATCTACAAGCTGATTGGGTTCCTGGCCAGGGAGGTGGAGCCGAAAGTCTGTATATGGTTGTTCAAGAAAAGCATTCAGGTACCGTAGACGATCCTATTCCTTGGGTATATAATTCTATTTTAGAGAACGGAAAGTATTACATAGACAAAGAAATTAAGTATCTTTGCATAAGAGATTCAGGCATCCCTTTGGCTTACGAGAATCTTTCTGATCTTGTATCAGCCGGATACGTAAGGGTTGTTTAGGTCGTAATTTGTTGTTAATGTTATGGATGGCCCCTGTATATTTATTTATGCAGGGGTTTTTCTTTAATCCAAACTCCGCTTATTTTAATATTTGGTAAGGTTCTGATTATCTTTGTGAAAAAGGTTAAGTTATGGAAAGAAAAGATATTATAAAAGAATTGAGTCAGTATTTTAGTATTGTTGAATTAGTTGGTCCTAAAGAATACGGTAGAGACAAAGATCTTTGCTGGAGGTATTTAAGAACTGAATTGCTTCACACGATACTGGTTTTAAGGAAAGACATCTTAAAAACTCCAATGACGGTTAATACCTGGAAGTCGGGTGGAAGGTTTGATGAGCGTGGGTTTAGGAACAATATCTCGGATATAGTAAAATCAAAGACCGTATCAGGGTCGTTGTATATCAGTCCTCATATGCTTGGAGCAGCCATCGATTTCGATGCCAAGGGTATGACGGCAGAAGAGACAAGGAATAAAATAATTCAGTCGCAGGATTTACTTCCTTGTCCCATTAGATTAGAATCAGGTACCAATTGGGTCCATATTGACGTATATGACTCTCTTGGAAGTAGCAAGAAAGTAACTATGTTCTAATATGGCTTACAGATTTGTAGGAAGGATGAATTTAGAAAGTTTCTGGGCTTTTCTCATTTCCGGATTATCAGCATTGTGGATGAATTTCCAGGAGATTCACCACCTTATATATTCTATATTGTTTATATTAGCTATAAATCTTTTGTTAGCTACTATAAAAAGTATCAAACACTGCTATATCCGAAGAAAGAGAAAGAGGCCTTTTAAGATATTGACATGCATAAGCGAAATGGGAGTTTTGAAAATCCTTCTTGAGTTCGCGGCCTGCTCTTTCGGGTTGTTTACCATATCCGGAATGGATCTTATTATGTCTATGGGAGGGCATAAATCCCCAGAGTTTATAGACATGCTTCTTCAGTGGATTACGATATTCGCTTTAATATTATACGGTGGAATGGCATTCAAACGCCTCGGCGACCTTGCACCTGATTTGATGATAGTAAAAGGCGTTAAGTATTTCTTTAGCAAAGTAAGTTGGTGGCAAAAAGTTCCATTCGGAGAAGAGCTTAAAGAAGGTATTAACAACGGTGATATACAAGAGCTTTTAGACGAAGATAAGGAGGGTAAAAGATGTGTTTGCAAAAAATGAGAGCCGGGCATGTGTTAGGAGTTCTTCTACTGTGTTTTATATCTTTCTTATTTGGTAAAACATGCAAGAAGAAAGAAATAATACACGATATAGAAATAGATACGGTAATAGATACCATTATCCAACCTATTCCTGTTCCTCAGTATATAGTTGACGTAGGGGAGGTAGAAATACCTTTCCCTATGGATGCTATAGTTAAAAAAGATACGATAAAAGACACTGTTTATATCAATATACCAATACAGAGAAAAACATACAACACAGATGATTATCGGGCTGTTATAAGCGGATACAGACCTAATTTAGATACGATGATCATCTACCATAAAAAAGAAATAATATACGAAAAGAGCCGGCGATGGGGCATAGGACTGACGGCAGGGTATGGAGTTGGGCGCGAGGGCTTCTCCCCCTACTTAGGCGCTGGAATCTATTATCGGATATGGTGACAATCACCTCACCTTTTATTTAATGTCCAATAGTTTAAACTTTTATCACCTCATTTACTTATCTTTGTAGAAAAAGATAAGGTATGAACTATATCGATATTTTACCACAGATAAGAAATAACATTTTCTATGTCAGGATAGTAATGACCGACTACGATGTAGAAAATCAGATGGTTATTAGAATAGTAGCCAGAAGAAATGATGGCCTGTACAAGACGGAAGTAGTACAGTATCCAAATGAAGGAACTGATTATAACGGGGAAATCATTGTTCCTATGTTTGGTATGGCTAAGTCGTTGGTAGCCCAAATAGTAGGAGTCAAGATAAATGGTACCGAGGTACGTGTTAATAGCACTGAGGTAGAGGGAGCTGATATAACAGCCAGATACGATGATTCCCTTACCAGAATGGGATGGGAGGAGAGTATGAACAACATCCATCTTGATTTTGAGGTTATAAGCACCAACAACCCTAAAACGCTTCGCATAGCCGATCAGTCGGAATGGGGGATACTGGCAGACAGACCGGCTATTATAGAGATTGTGCCACCTGAAGATGAAAATAAGTATGTTTATTATCTTGGTAAGAATCAGTTGAATGTATTCAACAGTAAGACCCTTGGCATAAATCCAGGTCGCGGAAATGATTTTGAAAACCTAAAAGATGGTATATACGATATTACCATAAAAGGAAGTCCTTCCTCTTATTCATTTAACAGAAAGTATTTAAAAACAGATCTGATCCGTCTTAACATAGATAAGATATGGGCCAGGTCAACTGTGTTATGTGATCATGAGGATGATGACGTTATTGACAAAATAAAAGAAATAGAGTTTCTGCTGGCTGCGGCTGAAGCTAATATGAGATTAGGGAATTTTGAAAACGTAAAACAATTATACGAAAAAGCATCTAAATTGATTTACGTTCTCAATAATTGTGAAAATTGTGGTTGCAAAATGTAATTAATTAAATATAAATAAGTTATGGGATGTGGATGTGGAAGAAGTAATATTACTTCTGTTAATAGAAATAGGGCTATAAAGCCTCAGTCGAATACGACACCTAAAGCTGATTCTAATGCGGCTTGTATTCAGAAATACGATGAACTTGCTGTATTGGACAAGAAAATCATAGACCTTCATCGTAAGTTCAGGTTTGTAGGAGGTGTAAGTAAAAGGTATGCTGATATTCAAAAGCTGGTAAGAGGCTGGATTGTTAATTTGAAGAACGAGTGCCCGGATCCGGATGATCTTGCTACTTATTCTGAATACATAAATAAAGAATACGCCAGGTATTTTACCGTGAAATGATATGGCAGCTACCGGAAGTACACAGCAAATTCTTTTCCCTTCATCTTACTTATGTGAGTGCGCTGATCGTTTTATAGCATGTAAGGCTGATCGGTATCTACAATATCATAAGTATAAGGTAGGTATAAAACCTGATATAGATACGGTTCTTAAAATAGATCGTATGAGAAGAATCGTATGTGAAGGGGAATGCGGGTTGTGCCCGGACGAGATTCAGAAATTCAAAGAAGAACTTAATAAGATCTTGTCATGAAAAAGATGTATTACAACAAAGAATACAGAAAAGATTTCAAGAAATCGGACTGTCCGGAAGATCTTGGTTCTGAAGAAACGTTTATCGTTCATGAGGCTGAATTTTGTTCGGATATAAGCCAAGATGATGCAGATAGGAAAGCGGAAGAGTTTGCGGAGAAAGAAGGTCCGTTGTATGCTAATAAAGTAGGTGGATGTTGCGAGGTATATTATAACACAAGACAGGAAGGGGATTTCTTTAAAAATGATTGTCCTGATGGTCAAAAACAAGAACAGCTCACACATCACGTGGTAGAGGCCGGGCGTGTATGGTCTAAGTTCAGTACCGAAATAGCCAACTACGAAGCTGCGAAGATTCTTGAGCAAGAAGGGCAGGCTGCCGCTAACGAATCTGGAGTATGTAAAACCGTTTATTACAACGAAGATCAACATGGTTGGTTTAGTAAACGTTGTAAGGAAGGATGGAAGGCTCCTGAGAAATACAGGAGGATATACGCCGGTACCGTAACGTCTTTCATTAGCGTTGATGATGCCAATGAAAAGGCTAAGAAGATACTGGAAGAAGAGGGCATGAAATGGGTTAATGAAAATACCAAATGCGAGCCTGTTGTTGATGAATGCAAATTTGATTTTTGAAAATGAGCAACGTAAAATTTAATCCGACAGAAGGTGAGAATGATAAACTGGTGTCGGTGTTTTCTGAAATAAATGAAGGTCTTGATACGACTTTGAATTACACTATTTCCGATGAAGGGAATAAGGCTAAGAAGAACATAGTCGTTAATCAAGTTGGTAAAAGGGAAAAGTTTTTATCGAAGAAAGGGGAGGAATCTGAGCCTTTTGTTTTGTCTGATGGTAATACTTTCAACGTTCTTAAAGAAGGTGCTTCGGGATCGGCATCCGCTTGGGCTGAGGATCAGCTTCCTCCAGAAGCCACGGAATCAGTTGGCGACAAAAGCCTTCTCCCTTCTTGGGATTTTTACCTTATAGACATGACTCAAAATACCGGAGATAAAGTGCGTCCGGTCGGGAAGCTTCGTAAGAATAATCTCCTTAGATTTGAAAACGGAGATTTTGCTCCTACGGTGGGTATAACCGAGGAAATGAGAGCCGAATGCGATGTGGAACTGTATTTGGATAACGGTCATAAAAATAAGTATTGTGATGCCGGAGCATTTGACGCTAAGGCTTTTTACGAAGAGTATGGTATTGGTCAAAAACTTTATAATGTATCAGGATCAGAGGTAAGGATTTTAAGACCTTGGGAGACTACTTCAAAGAATTATAGCATATTCTTAGGATGTAGCAAGAGTCTGTATGTAGCTGATAAGGTAGTTGGCAAAAGTGGGAAAATATGGTCTGGGGTGTACGACGCGGACACGGTTCCTATGCTGGACGGACTTGACCTGCGCCAGACGTGCCCTGTGCTGCCGCCCACAGCCTTATCTCCTGGACCGGTATGTACAGTAGACTCCAAGGCAAGATCTTTCTTTTTCTTGTATGAAGGAGAAACAAATTGTAAATCCGGAGCCGGAGTTGGTAACGCCTGCACGATGTTTCTAAATGGAAGAACTTATCCGAGAAGCAATGACGTAAATCAAATCAATATAGCTAAGTATTCGAGGGCTAATAACGTAGATCCTGAATCTTCTTATCCTTTTTCTGAAGGTGGGTTCTTGACCTTGAATGCTTATATCATATACCTTGAAATGCTGTATGGTACTAAATACTTGGTTAATCCAGATACTTTTGGATCAGGTATATCAAGTAACTCCGGGGTAGGTAATGATGTTAATTACCATAAATACGGAGGATTGAAATACCGTAAAAAAGGAGAAGATACATGGATGTATGCCACATGGAACAACAGTTCTTCTATTATCCATTATGAACCTACTAAAAAAACTCATTTCTCTTACCTCATAAATTCAGAGTATCCTAAAGAACAATGCATGGAAAGCCAGATGGCGGCTTCTTTTGCATTTGAAACAGGCGTAGAAGAAGGATCAGAGTTTGATTTTTATGGAGGAAAATACTGGTATAAAAACGTCCAGGGAGCCAAGAGTATGGCTGAAGGTCATATGAATGTTATTGTGTTTAAGGAAATGACCGGCACTATATCAGCCTTAAACGAAAATGACGAACCGGCAGAATTTGATTTGGAAGTTATTTTAAGGATGTCTTTGTATGATGGCATGAATTTGTCTGGAGATGTCTTTAGGTATTGTGGAGGAGGATACGAACAGGTAGGGACTTGTTTAAATGATCCTAATGTCACTCGAATAGGTAATACTATTGATATTTATATAGAGCCAGATCAAAAGAAATGGACATATGAGAAAAGGTCTACTATAAATAATGGTGAGGTTTTTAATTTTGAATCTAAATATAAAAAGATAGCAACTACCCAGAATTTAGGAGATAGTTTTGCTTTACACCGTATTCCTTATACCGGATGGAAGGATAAAAAAGGGGGAAGTATCGGAACAGGAGAATGTTTTTATACATGGGACAATTGCTACTGGGCTTCATCTGTTGGTATAAAGTCCAGAGTGGCTGCTCGTTTCGGCGGTATTGCGTACAATGGCAATTGCTCGCCTCGTGCTCTGCATGCGTTTCGCGCCACTTCTTTTACGACTCGCCACTCTTGCGGCCTTGCCCAGTTGTTATTAGACGTCAGTCAACCGCAGGTTTGATGGGTGTAACCCATTGATGGCGCAGCCATCATAAGCGCAGCCATCATAAGCGCAGCGATAAGGCGCAGCGATAAGGCGCAGCGATAAGGCGCAGCCTTATATACTATATCACGGCGCAGCCGTATCTTGTTAATATAATATTTTATAGCTACAAAACAAAAATTTAAAATATTTAATACAAATTGTTTTGTAGCTATAAAATATTATACATACATTTGCAATGTCATTAGACAACAGAGATAGTTAACATTATAAACAATAAAAATTTATTCGATGAAATCCGTTAGTCTGCTAACAAGTCTTACATTGGGATCTGACCTCTGAAATAGCAAATAACGGTTGAGAAAAAGGTTAAAAAGAATTGGCTGCTCGTTTCGGCGGTAATGCGAACAATGGCAATTGCTCGCCTCGTAATCTGAATGCGAATAACGCCACTTCTAATACGAATCGCAACAATTGCGGCCTTGCCCTGTGTGGGCTAAAAAATTGGGTATATTCTTTTTAATCTTTCCCAGGAGTGGATAATCAATAAAAGACAAGCGTATGAGGTTATATGATAAAAATATGATAGAGATGCGCGACGGTCGTAAGCCCGTCATTAGCCCACAACTGAAATCAGTTTCAAACTATATAGATATAAGTTTGGATGATATTAGAGAAGCATGCGAAGCAGCATTTAAAAACCATTCTAAAAAGAATGATGTTGTTAATTTCAATTTTGATTTTGATGGTAATTCGTTAAAATTGTATGAATGGTATTTAGATGGTACTTATGTTAGCAAAATCAAATATCGCAAACTTGTAAAAGAAAACAAGAATGGTAAGGTTCGTGAAATAAACAGCCCGGATCTTACCACCAGAATCTATCAGCATCTTGTTTTAGTAAAGTTAGGTCCTTTGTATTATAAGAAGGATAATATGAATGGTCTTAATTGTAAGCCGGGATTTGGCATAACAGCATCGTCTAAATCAAGGTCTCTTATTAAAAAGATGAAGCATGTTTATTATGATAGACTTGATTTGAAGTATTGCCTGGTCATAGATCAACGTAAATGTTATAACCATGTAAAAGACAAAGTTTTTAGAAAAGTACTTAAGAACTTTATTTCAAATAAAAAGTTTATAGATTTTGTAATAGACGTAAGTTTCGTATCTGGAGAGTTACCTATAGGAACCCCTACAAGCCCTTTCATTCATCATCTCCTTATGAAAGATTTTGATGATCTCGCAAAGAGAATAGCTCCTTTTTCATTGAGATATGCCGACGATGCTTTCTATACTAAGGAGGATGCTAATACTGCCAAATGGAGGATTAAGAATTATTGGTGGTATGAGCTTAAGATAAGATCTAAAAGGCATACTTGTATTATAACAGACATGGATAGACCTCTTGATTTTTGCGGGTATGTTTTCCACCGTAATAACAAAGGCGTATCTGAACACAATAAAGGTTATGTGACAATAAGGAAGAGGGTAGCCAAAGACGCGAAGAAGTGTATTACAAATGAAAGCTGGTCTTCTTATTTCGGTCTTTTAAAACACTGTGACAGTTATTCATTAATGTCAAAAATAGAAAATATCATGAAATTACGAGATTTAACAAGCACGATTCGTATTGATAAGAAAATGGATGCGGACAGCATCGATGTAAAGAACCTTGAAGGTATTGTATTTGATATCGTGAACTACGAAATACGAAGCAATAACAAGAATGAACCAAACTGGATAAAGTGCTTGATAGGTATTCCTGAAACCAATAAAGAAGGGATTCCTACTGGCAGGAAACTCGCAAGGGAATTTCATGGTAATTATCAAGGTATAGTAAATTTTATTTCAAAATGCGAACTTACTTATGGCAAAGATGCTATTCTCCCTATTACCGATGTAGAGATAGAAAACAGATGCGGATACGTTTTTAAAGGCAGCACTAACCGCTTGGAATACATTGATTGACTTCTTATTGTGATGGTGTGAATGAAAATTATTATCTTGCACCAAAAAAAAAGAAAGTCATGAATTGTAACACTTGTAAAGATGACAGACCTGATATTCTGAGATCTAATATCTGTATCGGGTCTGATCCGTGTAATGACTGTACGGACAATTGCGAAATTCTTCCAAAAGAATGCGATTGCCCGTATGGTCATTTAAGCGATCATTGCATTCATTATACAGGATGCAAGACATTCATATCCAAATTAACTCCAGGTATGCCTTATAATGAGGTTATGCATAATATAGAGCTGGTTTTTGAAAACATAGATAAGTTTTTGGATAGAATGGTTGAAGAAAATACGCTTTTAAAACAAAGGGTTGAAAAACTTGAAAAACAACTTCAAAATGGAAAAGAGTGCACAAATTGGTAAGGACTTAAGTGGTAAACACGTATATGTTCCACATGTGGACGAGACGCCGGTGCCATGCCCGGACGGATATACATGCACGAACTGCGTGTACTGCGCTGACGGCATCAACGCTGGCTACTTCAGTCTGGCTCAGAAATCTGATCTTACGGCTTTAATCAATGCAATGATATGCCGTATGAAATACCAGGATAGGGAAATAGAATTTTTAAAACAAAAAATAAATATTTTGAGTAACAATGGCAATAACAGGTAACGGTTGTTTTGGCAGTCATGGTGGGTGCGAACGCCCGCATCATTGCAATATTCCTTCTTCTAACATATTCTATGATGGAGAAACTATAGAAGAAGCTGGTTTGTATCATGGTATGCCTTTAGACGGAGCTTTAGCTAATTTAGCTAAATATGTTTCAAGGGCTATTAACGTAAGTGGATCTGTTAATACAGAAGTGTTTGACGGTACTTCTCATGTGGTTCTAAAGAAAGATCCGGCAGAGATTTTGCTTGTGTCTTATTGCGGGGGTGTTGTACCTTCTGATATGTATAAAGTCCAGGGTCGTACTGTTAGGTTCTGCCGGGATATGTGTCAACAGGATGAACTTGCTGAAGTGAGGGTCGTGTACCGAGAAGAGGCAAATAGTTCTTATGGGTTCCATTGTTAATTTAGGAGGATGAGAAATGGCAGAAAAATGCAAAGGATTTATATGTGGGGGTAATCTCGTTGATGGCTCTGTGCCTTCTGATAAGTTAGATAAAGAAACCATTATCGAGCTTATTAAAGAGATTCTGAAAGAGGAAATGCACGAATCTTGGCTTAAGGAAATAATAGAAACCATACTTAAGGAATCTATTGATTCGGATTGGCTTCGTGAGTTCTTTAAAGAAGTTCTTAAAAAATATGCTAAAGAGGAATGGTTTAAGGATATCATCTGCGGCTTAGGATGTGTTGGCGTACAAGAGATATTTGATGTTATTCCTACTGACATAACATTTGAAGCCACAGGCGGTACGGCTACGGTACAGGTGGTTGTCGATGATGGAGTTGAATGGGAGTTGACACTTTAAATTAAGGAGGATGATTATGTCGAGAGAGAAAATATATAAGATGGATGATGGTTCTTGGCTTACCTCGGACAAGAAGGAAGGTGTCGGTCGTGATAAAATGAATTTCGATGCTCCATCTTGGAAAGGAAGGGAAGATAGGATCACTATCCGAATTGTGAAAAAATCCGATACTGAAAGTATGAAAGCTATTACTTTCAGGCAAAAAGGCATTAAGATCACAGAAGTCTCGGTTAGCAGGCTGGAGTTCCCTATATCTGGTGGAGATAAGCAGGTCCTTATTACTACCAACTCCGCTTCTATCAATGCCCTTATTACGGGTGAGAAAGATATAAAGGGTGTCATAAAAGCATTTACCACCGCTTCCGGTCTTAATATTGACGTCAATGATATTAGGCTTGATTATGGTTTCCCTGGTGATCCGGGTCTTGAAGACACGTTCCAGGTTTCGATGATTGTTTCCATGCCTAGCAATGAGGATGGGAATGAAGTTAATGAGAACATAACTATAAATGGTGTACTGATTCCTATTTATCAGCCTGGAAAGGTCGTTCCTTACATTAAATTGGATAAGGAATTTGAACAAATTGAGGGTGATGAAACAAGCACGCAGTTAAGTATAGAAAGTAATATAAAAGATTATGTTATTGAAATAGTTGAATGCGAGTCTGTGGATAAGGAGGAAATCTACCTGGACAAGGATGTTGTTGATCTTGATTCAGATGGATCACCGGAGGTAATCAACGTAAGTACAAATCCTGAAAATTTAAGATGGAGGATTAGGAATGAAAGTAGATAATTGTTGGGCGAACATAGATAAGAAAGAAGGCGGTCTTAACAGTAAGGTTAATATTTACTTTGATGAAAATGATACTGGTGCCAACAGAAGTGTCAAGATAAGGGTGTCTTCCAGGGACGGTAGCGTATCTGAAGAATGTACGTTAGTTCATAAAAAAAAAGAACAGGTAGTTTATAGAAATAAAAGACAGTCAGCTCTTTTCACAAAAGAAGGATGTAATCCTGAGACAGAGAAAGGGGAAGAGCTTGAGTACGTTGTTGAGGCCGGAAAATACACGTCTATCATATCTCAGTCTGATGCTGATGACAAGGCTATGAAAGACATTGAACAAAATGGTCAGAACTGGGTTAATGAGCATGGTCGTTGTATAACCATATTATGGTACAATGTCAAGAAATCAAAGTCGTTTAGAAAGAACGATTGTGATCCTGATACCGAAGAAGGAAGTTTGGTTACGATGACAATCGAAGCCGGGCAATTTTCTTCTACCATAAGCCAAGAAGATGCCGACCGTAAGGCTGAAGCTGAGTTGAATGCCAAAGGTCAAGACTATGCTAATTCTCATGGTACTTGCAATACCATAAAATGGTACAACGACAGGAAATCCAAGATGTTCCAAAAGACAGATTGTGAGGTGACTGAAGTTGGATCTATGGTAGAGTACGTTGTAGAAGCCAGCCGCTTCTCTTCTTCTGTTTCTAAGGAGGATGCTAATCAGAAGGCTTTGGATGCCTTGGAAGCTGAAGGTCCAGGTTATGCTAATGAGCATGGTACATGTGAAACAAATTTATGGTATAACGTAGAGAAGTCAAAAGTATTTTATAAAAATGACTGTGAAGATGGATTTATCGGAGCACCTTATACTTACACAGTAGAAGCCGGTAAATACACATCAGACGTAAGTCAAGAAGATGCTGATAAGAAAGCTCTTGATGATATAGAGAGAAACGGCCAAGAACAAGCCAACCTTAATGGTGAATGCATTGAGGATCCTAATTATTTTATAGGAAAGGCTTCGGCTCGTGTTCAGAAAAATGATTGCGATGCCGAATCTCAGACCGGAAGCTTCGTTGATTTGACTGAAAAGGATCTTGCAGGATATCCAGATGCTTTTGTGTCAAGGGAAAGCCAGGAGGCAGCTAATGCGCTGGCTGAGGCCGCTATGGAAGAACAGAAACAAGATCTTGCAAATAAGAAAGGTACTTGCATAGATAAAAACCAATTTGTTGGTGTATATAGCAAGGTATTCACAAAAGACAATTGTGAAGGAGAAGGCGTAGGTTCGCAGGTAACGGTAGACCAAGACGATGTAACTGGTGGTCCTTTTACTTCATACGAAAGCCAGGAGGCGGCTAACGCGCTCGCTCAGGCTGCCGTCGAGCAGCAGGGCCAGGCCATAGCCAACCGGGACGGCCATTGTACGTGGACTGGTAAATACAGTGAAGAATTTACTAAAAACGATTGCGATGAAGGCCAGGTGGGGTCTAAGATTACCGTAACCGAACAAGATGTTGTTGGTGCTCCTTTCACATCTACCGTAAGTCAAGATGATGCCAATAACAAGGCTCAAGCTGCTGTCAAAGAACAAGGACAGGCTATTGCTAACAGTAAGGGTAATTGTGAGAATATGACGGTCTATGCCGGTCATTACAGTAAGAGATTCGTTCCAGAATGCGAGGCTTGTCATAAAGGTGTAGAGATGGAGGTTACGGCTGAGATGGTAAATGGAAGCCCTGTTACATCAACAGAAAGCCAGGATGCAGCAGACGCAGAAGCTCGTAGGATCGTAGAAGAAGGGGGTCAGGCTTATGCTAATAAAAACGGTAACTGTACACCATTAAGCACCGATCCTGTATGGGAGGACGTAGAACCGGAAGAACTTAGATGTAATGAAGGTAAGTCTCAGAAAAAACAGCGTGATACCAATGAATGTTCTGAAACTCACAATCAGGAACGTTGGGTAGATGGCGGAAATAAGGTTTGTAGTTGGACCGGTCATTATACAGAAACGTTCCAGAAAAACGATTGTGAGATACCGGATTCAGGAACGGAAGTAGGGGTAAGTGAAGCTGATGTTGAGGGCAATCCTTTTATTTCTTTCGTAAGTCAAGAAGATGCTGATAATAAGGCTAAGGAAGCTGTTAAGGCTCAAGGACAGAATATTGCTAACCAAAAAGGTAAATGTAGGTTTGTAGGCGTATATAGTAAGGAATTTACGAAAGACAATTGCGGATCATGTCAGCATGGTGTTCCGATGAGCGTAACACAAGACATGGTAGGTGGACCGTTCTATTCTAATGAAAGCCAGGAAGAGGCAAATAGATTAGCTCAGGAAGCCGTAGAAGCCCAAGGTCAGGCTTATGTTAACAAGAACGGGACATGCGAAATGGACAACACCGATCCTGTATGGGAAGATTCGGAACCACTTGAAACCAAATGCGAAGGTGGTAAATCCTATAAAAAACAGGTTAATACCAACGAATGTTATGGTGGAGAAAATGAACGATGGGTAGAAGGCGGAGACAAAGTATGTACCTGGACCGGAACATATAGCAAGCAATTTACAAAACAGTGTGCTGATGGAGGTGTCGGATCTGAGGTTACTATAGACCAAGATGATGTAACCGGCGGTCCTTTTACGTCTACCGTAAGTCAAGAAGACGCAAATAGCAAGGCTCAGGCTGCCGTCGAACAGCAGGGACAGGCTCTTGCTGACGCGCAGGGAACTTGTACCTGGACCGGTAAGGCAAGTAAGGTCTTCACCAGAAACAATTGCGGAAGCTGCCAGCATGGTTCGTCTGTTACCGTAACCCAAGATCAAGTAGGTGGTCCATTTACATCCAATATCAGTCAAGCTGATGCTAATAAGAAGGCTCAAGATGCTGTAAATTCCCAAGGTCAGGCAGTAGCTAACAAAAACGGTGATTGCGTAGCTGATAGCACAACTCCTTCTTGGTCGGATACCGGAAGCACCCGTTGCGACGGTTGCACGTCTCAGAAACAACAACGTGACACCAATCCATGTTCTTCTTCTTACAACGACACAAGATGGGTTAATGGAGGTGGAGAATCTTGTACAGACTGGTCTTATTACGGAACAGGAGATTGCGTAGGTCATACTCAGTATGATGCTTATCGTGATAGTTGCTCTGGTAGCATAGATCGTCAATATTCTGTAAGTTGTAGGAATTGCTGTAATTGCGGATCTTACGGTTCTTGGCAAGAAAATGGATGTAAGAATGATCAAGTGAAATACGTTCGTTATGATGATTGTGGTCATGCCGAATACAAATACGAATATGAAGTTGGAAAATGTGGATATGCTCCATACGAATTTCAGTTCCATGATGGAAGAACGAGCAAGTCGAGATCCGTCTCTGGAGAATCTCAGGATATTGAAGAAGTTATCATAAGTACTAAGAGTAATTCATATATAGGTTTTTCTGTTAAGTCAAAACCTGATTGGTGTTCTGTTGATTACAGAGACCAGACATCTGAAAGTATGAAGGCCGTGGTGACGTTATCTGCCAATACAACATCTTCTTCCAGATCTGGTGACATTGTTTTTGTTCAAAATGAATCTGGAAAGACAATTACTCTTAGTATTTCGCAGGCAAGACAAATGTTGTATAAGTTCACATTCGATGATAATACTACTTCAGATAAATCTTTATCTGTTCAAGCTGCATCTAATGATGCTCAATATACAATCAAAAGTACATTGAATGGTTCTTATCATGGTTTTGCCACTACGTCTAAACCTTCTTGGATTACGACTGAATATAAAAATCAGACCTCGGATAGTATGGTTTGTGTTCTTAAGATAACTGCCAACACAAGTACATCTTCTTCTCGTACTGGATCCGTTGTGCTTACTCAAAATGACAGTGGTAAAACATTGAAAATAAATGTTACACAAGCTGCGGCTGAGGTCAAGCTTGTACCAGCACATATTACATTAAAAAACGGCTCTTGGGCTACTTATAAGAAGAATAATGTTTCTTATAACCCTGGTGCCGGCAAGTGTATTGCTGGATTCGAGTGGACTGGAGATGAAAATGGAGATATACGAATTTATACTTGTGATATTAAGGTAGTAGATTCCAGTTACCGTGAGATACCTGGAGCTACTATAAGCATTGGAACTACAACCCAGAGAAAACAGCCTGGAAGCTCTTGTTCGTATTTCGGAGCTGTAGCGGGAGGTATATTGGCAGGATATGTTCATGTTGGAGATGAAAATGCAGATACTACATGGTATATACGAACTATAAACGTATCCTATGATGGTAAATTGTATAAGAGTGCTACTGTTAGGCAATTTGAAAAAGATGGTATTTCCAAGAATGGTGGTATATTTAATGTCTATAATGAGTCACCTGCTTCTTACAACTTTATCGTAGATGGAGCTGAGTGCGGTGATGATAGAGGAACTTTAAAATACTCTTATTCTCAGATGAATCTTAATCCAGCATAATTAACAAGGGAGGGGATTTAGTTCTCTCCCTTGAATGTTTTTTGGATTATATTATTTTGTTTTAAGTATTGTCTATTAGAATAAAAATGATTAATATTGCATATCATTCAATTTTAAAATTTTAGTATCATGGCTTGTAAAAAGAAAGCTCGTCAGGGTGGTGAAGTCGATAAGAAAGACAAACCTAAAATGCGCCAAGGCGGTAGTGTTGGAGGCAAGATGAAAAGAAAGAAGACGAGCACTAAAAAGTGATTGAAAACCAGGGGAAGGTGCTGATCACCTTCCCCATTTTAGTAACATAACAACAATTTATTATGAGCAACAAGTTTATTAGCAAAGGGCAAAGGAATGTCTGTGTGACGTTTGTGAAGTACTATCCTGTATTGATGCAGGATAGTATGTTAGCCAGCATTTTTGATGAGTTTTATCCTTTTAGTATCACTAATTGGCTGTATCCGATATTAGGTCATTCTCTATCATGGGACCTATTTCTCTTGGCTTTTTCAAGAATGTTCAGGTTTTGTATATGGCATAGGTTATTGATCTATAGCATGATTTTTAATATCTGTGTAGAATGGGTTACGGTTAATATTGAGATGCCTATTGAGCACAATATAGTAGTGTGGTCTGTTATGGCTGTTACTCTGTTGATAATCATTGCCTCTATTGTTTTAAGATTTAAAACAGGATGTTTTGAAAATGAAAGAAATTCTGACAGAGACGCTGCGTAAAAGCGGTGCGGCGGTATGCGATAAGATAAAGGAGATGTTTTTAAGCGGGGAATGTGATCATCTTACAGCCAACGATCTTGAGACATGGACGCAGCTTGCTAATCCGGCTAAGTACTATACCGGAGAAGAGGCTGTTTCTTATCTTAATGTAACTTCTAAAAGATTTTATGAATATCGGAAGGCGAAGTTAGTTCCTGATCCGGTTAAGATAAAGGGATTCCCTAAACCTTTATATACGAAAGTTATGTTGGATGAGGCTATAAAAACCATATCCGGCATGAGTGAAAGAGATATTTATATGAGGATCTTGAATGCTAAATCAAGAGAATCAAGAGCAAAAGAAAGGAGGGGAGCATGATCACTAATGGTGAATTTGTATCAAGAGTCGTAAACGGTATTCATGCCCTTGACAAAGATTCGCATGTTAGTCGGAGATGGATATTGAATATCGGTAGAACTAAAGCCGAATCTTATACAGCCCAGAGGTGGGATGACGGGACGTTACTTGGTGACCACCGGCTCCTAACTTACGTTACTTGCCTGGAGATGATTGAAGTTGATAAAATAGTTTGCTGCGATGCCGAATTTGCGTTATGTAATACTTTGATGCGGTCAAAGCATAAGCTTCCAGGACTTCTTTATTCTGCCCTTAGACCGGCTATTACTAAGGTGACTAACGTAGATAACACTATATTTTTTAAGTTCGCTGAAATAAAGTCGTATCGCAATGAACAAAAAAGACCGTATGCTAAATACGTTAAAGAACGTCGTCCTTTTTATTATGTAGAAAACGACTATATTTATATACCGGATTTCCATATAGAGCTTATTAACGTAGAGTTCTTTACAACAAGAAGAAAGAAGGCTCTGGAGTTAATGGCTTGTGATCCTACACCTAAAGGGTGCGAGTCTGAATGGGAATACGAATTTATCTGTCCTATCAAGCTAATTGAGTACGTGGTAGCAGAGACGATAAAGGAAGTAGCGTTCAGGCTACAGATTCCTGTTGATGAAAATCCGAATCTTGATTCCAATCAAAAAAGTCAAATTGTTCAATAACGAAACATTTTTATCCTTATTTGGGTCTTAGTTGTGAAACCAAGACCCATTTTTTTATAATTTAGTGACATGAAAAGAACATCAATACAATCACCGTATTTTGCAGCCTACTATCATCGTCTCATGAAGAGAAAGAATGGTTTTAAGAAAGGCATGATAAGAGACAGGGGAGAGGTTTTAAGGTTGTTGTCTATTATATGGAAAACCGTATCAGAACATTATATAGAGGC